CGTGATCGGCATTCTCGGCACGCTCGCGATCGCGCGCGCTCTGGGTTGGCAATGAGGTGCCGCGCACTTCGCGAGCTCGGGCAGCTCGTCGCGAACGGAACGACGTACGACGAGATCGCGCGCGCTGCGGGCACGACGCGCATGTCCGTCTGCCGATGGTTCACCGGTACGCGACCTCGACTTGCGCATCGCATTCGCCTGCGCAGTCGCCTCGGGATCGCGGTGATCTGGTGGCAGACGGACACGTGGCTCGCGAAGCACGGCGCGACGCCCAACATCGAAGCGGCGCTAGCCGAAGCATCATAACGTGTGACGTTACCGGTCGCGCGTAGGGTTCAGAGCGTGAGCATCCGCTCGCGACTCAAAGCTGGTCTAACGGCGGCGCTGCTCGGCGTATCGACGTATCAGTCTGCTCCGGGCTACGGCCCGACGCTCGGCGATACGACCATCGAGGACGCACTCGACGCGACGCAAGGTCAGCTGACGCCGCTCCCGCAGACGCGTCTGCGCTGGTACCTCGCAGATCTCGAGACGGCAATTCACATGGCCGACGAGGGTAACCTGCAGATGGCGGGCGAGCTTTGGGCCGGGATGAAGCGCGACGGAACGCTGAGCGGCATTCTCTCGACGCTCGTCTCCGGTCTCGTGCATCTCCCGCGCCGCATGAGCGGTCGCGCGGACATCGTCGCCGAGCTCGAGGGCCGCGATGGCGTGACCGAGCGCTATGACGCGATGTTCCCGCCGAGCGAGCTCGAGAAGATCGCCGAGGACGGCATCGGGATGGGCGTCGCGGTTGGCTACTTCGCGCCGGTCGCGGGCCGATCGTACCCGGTGCTCGTGCGCCTCGATCCCCGCTGGCTCGTGTACCGCTGGAACGAAAACCGCTGGTACTACACGAGCGTCGTCGGCTCGCTGCCGATCACTCCGGGCGACGGACGTTGGCTGCTCTGGACGTTCGGCGCGCGCACGGCGCCGTGGCAGTCGGGTGCGTGGTACTCGCTCGGGATCGCCTGGGTGAACAAGCAGCACGCGATGCTGCACAAGGCGAACTGGGAATCGAAGCTCGCAAACCCCGCGCGCGTGGCTGTGATGCCGCAAGGCGCGAGCGAACAGCAAAAGCAATCGTGGTTCTCGCGCATCATGTCGTGGGGCGCGAACAGCGTCTTCGGCGCGCCGCCCGGCTACGACGTGAAGATCGTCGAATCGAATGGCGTCGGTTACGAGTCGTTCGACACGACGATCGAACGAAGCAACCACGAATTCATGATCGGGATCGCCGGTCAGCTCATCACGACCGAGGGCGGCAGCGGTTTCACGAATATGGAAATTCACCGCGCAATTCGCGCGGACCTGATCCAGAGCACGGAGCGCAAGCTCGTGTACGGGATCAACACGCAAGGGATCCCGCAGTACGTCCTCACGCATCACGGCGAAGAGGCGCTCGAGCAGACGGCGATCGTGTCGTACGACACGACGGCGCCGAAAGATCTCAAGGCGGACGCGGAAGCTCAGTCGGAGCTCGGCGGCGCGATCACGACCGCGAACGAAGCGCTGGCGCCGTACCAGCTTCGCGTCGACGTGAAGCCTCTGACCGCGCGCTTCGGACTTCCGCTCGAGAAGCTCGACGGCACGTCACTCGCGGAAGAAGTCTCCGCGGAATCGAGCGGCGTCGATCAGGAAGACGAGCCCGTGCGCGACGAAGAAGACCTCGCGGAGGCCGCATGAAGCGCGTCACGTGGGATCGGCCCGGTATTCTCGCGATGCGCGCGTCGGCGCTCGGCATGTCGTTCGACGTGCCCGATCAGATCCCGGGCGTATCGTTCACCCCGGATGGCATCGCGATCGTGGGCGTCGGCTTCGGCGCGCCCATGTCGCACAACGCTTCGTGGTTCGGCGACTCGTACGACGCGGTGAAGGCGCGCATAGCGGCCGCACTGGAGAGCCCTGCGAAGGCGGTCGTGCTCGAGATCGATACGCCCGGCGGCGACGTGTTCGGATGTTTCGAAGCGGCACGCGCGATCCGCGAGATGGCGGACGCTTCGAAGAAGCCGCTCATCGCGTACACGGAATCACTCGCCGCCTCCGGCGGCTACGCGCTCGCGTGTGCAGCGGATCTCATCGTCGTTTCCGATGAGGGCCACGTCGGCAGCGTCGGCGTCATCAGCGCGCTCGTCTCGCAGGCGCGCCTCGACGAAGCGATGGGCCTGCGGTTCGAGGTCTTCGGATCCGGCGCGCGAAAGACCGACGGATGCCCGCACGTGGAGATCACCGAGGAAGCGAGCGCGGAGCTACGGGCTCACGTCACTTCGCTCGCCGAGGTGTTCTTCGCTTGGGTAGCTGATCGGCGCGGCATGACGCCCGACGAGGTGCGCGCGCTCGAGGCGGGTGTGTTCCACGGAGCGAGCGCCGTCAGCGCGAAGCTCGCAGACGAAGTTGTGCAGACGAAAAATCAACTGCTCGCGAAAGTAGCGAGCGGAGACACGGCGTCGGCCGTGGAAAGGAAGGCCACCATGGCCGACGAGAAGGACAAGGAAGAGAAGGACGAGTCGTCGCCGCAGTCCTATGCGGACGAGATGCGCGCCAGGCTCGAGGAGGACGCGAAGTCCGACGACGAGGACAAGGCGAGCGCGGCCAAGAAGATGCTCGCGGCTCTCGACGGCGAGGGCGGCGAAGACAAGCCCGCGAAGGACGCCGACAAGCCGAAGGGCGAGGACGAAGAGGACGGCAAGTCGAAGGCGCTCGCGGCCGTCGCCGCCGGCACATCGGACGCCACGGTGCGCGCGCTCGTCGAGACGGTCGCCGACCTTCAGGCGCAGATCGGAGGCATCACGAAAGAGACGCGCAAAACGCGTCGCACGGATCTCATCGCGTCGCACGAACTCCCTGCGGCGCTCGCGAAGAGCCTCTCGACCGAGAAGCTCGAGACCGTCGAGCGCATCGTCGCGGGCTTCCCGAAGAAGACGCCGCGCAACCTCGCGGCCGCCGAGCAGCCCGGTATCGACGCCGCGGTTCCGCGCGGCACCGCGGACCCGAACGCGCCTCGCGCCTCGCGCATGCCCGCGGAGCAGAAAGAGAAGCTCGACGAGCGCATGGGCCTGAAGGCCGTCAGCGACGGCGGGATCAAGAAGGACCGGAACTTCGTCACGCTCGGAATCGTTCCGCGCAAGAAGGACCAAAAGACGGCGCCGACGGCGCCTGGGAAGGTGGCGTGACATGTCTGCGCTGACCAAAGAGCGCGGTCAGAAACCGTTCTTCATCAAGAAGATCCGGCTTCCGATCGGCGCGAATATGAAAGCGTACAAGGGCGCGATCGCGTGCTTCGATTCCTCAGCGGCGGGCTATGTCGTCCAGGGCAAAGCTTCGACGACACTGACGCGCATCGGCGTGTTCGCCGAGACGGTCGACAACACGGGCGGCAGCGCGGGGGCGCTTCTCGTGAACGTCGAGCTCGACCGCGAGATCATGGGCCAGTGGTTCGCGAACGATGCCGGGACTGCCGTCGTCGCCGCGAACATCGGAACGGACGTCTACATCCTCGACGATCACACCGTCACGGGCGACTCGACTGGTCACTCGAAGGCGGGTCGCTGCTGGAAAGTCGATTCTCAACTCGGAGTGGCCGTGGAGCTCCTCGGCGTCACCTGAAAACCAATGACGCTCTTCGTCGGCGCCGCGGGCGAAAGCTCACGACGTCGACGAAGGCCGTCCCGAAAGGAAACCGGCCATGTTGGATCCCTCATTCTTGTTCGATATCGAATCGAACATGCAAGTCCTGCAAGAGCAGGGCTATCTCGCGCTGAACGAAAACCTTTGGTGGCAGGACGTCACGAAGGTTCTGCCTTCGCAGAAGAAACGTGAACGTCTGATCTTCCAGCTCTCGACGGCGCAGATCCGTCCCGAAGGGCTCGGCGGCAACGCGACGTTCCAGGAACTCGTCGCCGAGTCCTACGAAATCGACGTCGAGAACGCCGGCACCGGCATCCGGATCGACAAAAACCAGTTCGACGATCTCGACGGTACCGGGATCGATCAGGCGACGACGTACGCCCGCGACGTTGGGTCTTACGCTGCGTATTGGCCGCAACGCCAAGTCGCGAGCATGGTCCTCTACGGCGAGACCGGCAAGAGCTACGACAACGTCGCGTTTTTCAGCGCGTCGCACCCAGTGAACCCGGTCGATCCGGAAAACGGCGTCACCTACGCGAACGTCTTCACGGGCGCGCCCTCCGGCGCGTATCCGGGCGCGTGTCCGATCGACGACACTGTCACGACCGACGTCGCGCTCGCGAATCTCGGCAAGCTGATCGCGTACATCCGCACGATCAAGACGCCGAACGGTCAGGATCCGCGCGGTCTGCGCGTGACGCGAATCCTCGCGCCGCCGCGCATGACGCCGCGAGTCCAGGAACTCACGAAGGCCGAGTTCATCGCCCAGGCGGCGGCGAGCGGCGGCGGCGCGAGCGACATCAGCATGATCAAGACGGCCTGGGGCATGGCGGAGCCGATCGAGGTGCTCGAGTTCGCCGCGGGCCAGACGTACACGATGGAGGACGGCACCGTCGTCACCGGCGACGACAAGACGTTCTATCTCTTCGTCGACGAAGTCGGCTCAAACCAAGTCGGCGCGATCATTTACGTGAACCGCGAGCCGTTCAAGACGCAGTACTACGGCGATCTGACGATCGCAGAGCTCGGCCGCATGAACTCGCTCGAGTACCAGACGAAGGGCCGCAACACGGTCGGATACGGCCATCCGTTCCGCCTTCACAAGTGCAAGGGATCCTGATCATGTCGTCACTCAAAATGATGCTCGAGCAAAAGCTCGAGAAGAAGCACCTCGACTTTCTTCAGCTCACGACGGAGAGCGGCTCGCCGTATCATCCCTTCGTAGGCGCGCTCCGCCGCATGCTCGGTCTTCACGAGCTGACCGGCGATTCGAAGGGCAAGATCGTCGAACCGTCAAGAGCGGATCTCGACGTCGTTCTTCACCATCACTTGCACGAGGACGAGCAGGGACCGATCTACGAGCCGCGCGTCAAAGCGATCGAAGCTCTTCTCGCAGTTCTCGACGCGCCCGTCCCCGCCAAGAGCGAACCAGAGAAGGACGACAAGCCCACGAAGCCCGTCAAGGAAGAGAAACCCGCGAAGTGAGGTGACGCCCGCCGTCAGCGCCGGAGATCGCAAGGTTCCGACGCTGACAGCGGTCGCCAACGCGACCGATGACGACCCCTTTCGCACAACTCCTCAGCGTCGACGCGTTCAAAGCGTCGAAGCTCATGCCCGCGGCGGACGTCGACGTGGCAGCGGGAGCCGTGTGGAAGCGATCGGCGTCGGACGCGCTGGGCACCGACACGATGAGCGAGCAGCCGTTTGCCACCGTGCTCGCCGCGGGCAACCTGATCGCGGTCGTGTTCCGACCGCTCGCTGGCGTCGCGCACGATCCCGCGAACTACGCGACGATCAGCATTTACAAACGAACCGCCGGCGGCGCGCCGGTTCTCGTCGCGCAGGTCGACACGAGCGCTCTCGACTGGACGGCGTCGATCCCCGTCGTGATCCCGATCGTCGCCGCGCCCGTCGCGGTCGGCGACGTCCTGACGGTCGCGATCACGAAGACCGGAACCGGCGTCGTCATCCCTGCTGGTACGCTCGCGGCGATCACGTCGCCAAACGCGTTCGACACGTCGGCGCGTCGGTGGCAGTCGCGGATCCTCGGATTCCTGCGCAAGCGCTACGACGTCACGAAGATCGACACCGACAATCCGCCGGACGCGCTTCTCGACTGGATCGCGCGGTGCGTGCTTCCCGACATGTGGCGCGCACGTGGAGCGAATCCGAGTGACGCGCAGACGGTCGACGCGATTGCAGACCGCGACGCCGTGCTGAAAGAAGTTCAAGTCGAGGCGAGCGACGCGGCGAGCGGGCTGCTCGAGCTCCCGCTAGCGAACGACGAAGCTGGCAGCGGCGTCAGCCAGGGCGGCCCGTACAGCTATACCGAGGCGAGCCCGTACGTCGCGTTCGATGTTCAGCGCGCCGCGGCGTGCTTCGAAGACGAGTCCGGCGCAGGCAGCGGAGGTCCGCAGTGAGCGGCCTGGATGAAGTGCGCGCGTTCGGTCGCGCCGTCGGGAATCTCGATGCGCTTACGGAACGCGCCGCCGTGGAATCGGCGCCCCTCGTCGAGGAGGCCGTGCGCAGTACGGCAGCCGCGGGGAAAGATCCGTACGGGAACACGTGGCCGCAGAAGAAGGACGGCGGTCGCCCGATGGTGAACGCGGCCCATCACGTGCACGCGCGTGCCGTGGCATCGTACGTGGAGATCAGCGTCGACGGCGGCGAGGCGTGGCACAACGAAGGCGCCGGCGGTCGGCCGGTGCGTCAGGTGATCCCCGACGTCGAGATCCCCGCAAGCGTGATCGACGCGCTCGAGACGGGCGCCGCGCGCGCCTTCGACGCCATCATGAAGGGCGGCGCGTGATGCCGGACATCACGGGACTTCCCGCCTTCGTCGATGCGGTCGCGTCGTACCTCTCGAGCAACGGTGTCTCCGCGGTCGTCGAACTCGGTTGGCGCAAGGACCTTCAGCAGATCAACGAGGGCGAAGGAACCGCGAACCGCATCATCGTTCAGCCGGGCACGCCAGACGGCGATGCCGGCGAGCTCGCCGCGCCGCGTGAGGTTGGGTACGGCCTCCGCACGCAGTGGCCGCCGCCATCGAGCGCGAACCCGCAAAGCCCCGATGACGTCGTCGGCCGCGAGCTCGACGACTGGGCGGAGCGCGCGACCGTGTTCGTGTGGGCCGTCGACGCGACCGCGCCCGAAGACGATCGTCGCCAGTACATCGCAATTCGATGTCTGCTCCAATGGTTCCGCCGCGCCGCGCGTTACGCCGCACGTGAGGCGTGCGAAGTCGGCGCGCTCCACTGGGTCAACATCGCGAACGTCGAGCGTCAGTACGGCCGCGAGCTCCAGCTCGACCTGACGCTTCACGCGCCCATCTTCGATCTCTCGGATGAGATCGCGCATCCGCAGCACCTCACCCCAACCGACTCATTCGAGTGACGGAGGAACATGCTTCCCGGCGTATACGACACTGACCAAGACGGCTCCACGGGAGTCGCGCCGCAAACCGATCCCACGGGCATCGTCGCGATCATCGCCGCGTCCAGCGACGCGACGATGGCGATCGACACGCCCATGATGTTCACCGATCTCGCGACGTCGCAGGCCAACGGCGGATCCGGTCCGCTCGTCGAGCTCGGCGCGTACTTCCTCGCGATCACGGGCAAGCCGATCGTGTTGATTCGCGTGACCGGCACGGCGGCCGTGTACAGCGCGATCGACCACACGAAGGTTGTGGGTACGTCCGTTCCGACGGCGGGCGGCACGACGCCGCTCGACACGTTCCCCGTCCAGGTGAAGATCGGCGTCGGTGGCGTGATCGGCGTCGCTGGCATCACGTACAGCTACTCGATCGACAACGGCGAGACGTGGTCCCAGCCGCAAGCGCTTGGCACTGCGGCATCGATCGCGATCCCGGGGACGGGCGTGACGTTCACGCTCACTGCGGCGCAGACGTTCGTCGCGGGCGACCTCTTCACCTGCACGACGACGGGTCCGCGTGTCCAGGAATCGGACATCGCTAACGCGCTCGCCGCGCTCGAAGCGACGACGCTTCCGTGGGACGGCGTCTTCATCGATGGCGACGGCGATCAGACGATGATCGCGGCCGTCGACACGTGGCTAGCCTCGCTCGCCGCGACCGGCGAGTACAAGTGGGGCAGCCTCAATACCCGCCTCAAGACCGTGGGCGAAAGCGAAGCCACTTACGCGACGGCGATGCAGACGATCCGCAACGCGACGTCGTCGAAGTACCTGCACGTCGGGGCCGAAGGCTGCGACGCGATCTCACCGATTCGCGACGTGTACATGGTGCGTCAAGCGCATCTCGGCATCATCGCGCGCGCGCTCACGGGTGACATCGGCCGGATGGCGAGCGTGCCCGGCGACGGTCCGCTCGAGAGCATCCGCATCACGACGCCGAGCGGAGCGCCGAAGTATCACAACGAACAGAAGAATCCCGGTCTCGATGACATGGGCTTCTCGACTCTGCGAAGCATTCCGCGACGCGTCGGCGCGTACAACACCCTGACGCGGCTCTTCTCTCCGCCCGGATCCGACTGGGTCTTCGTCCCGCATGCTCGCGTGATGAACCTCGCGAAACAGATCGCCTACGACAAGCTCAGCGCCATCACGTCGCTCGGCATCCACACGCAGAAGATCAAGAACGCGCAAGGTGACATCGTGCGCGTCATCACGGAGGCCGATGCGCAGAAGATCGAGGGCCTCGTGAACCCGGAGTACACGCAGCAGATCTCCGGAGAGAACCTCGCGAACGCGGCGACGTTCACCCTTTCTCGCTCGGACGACCTCTCGAGCAACGGGCCTCAAACCCTCAAGTACGCGATCCAAGTCGACGCGCTCCGATACATCGGAGAATTCGTCGGCGTGTCCAAGTTCATCTGAAGGAGCTGACCCGATGCCCGGTGTGGATCCCCAAACATTTTTTATCGACGGCGTGGCCTTCGGCTGGCGCTCCCTTCTCTGTTCCGTAGACGGCATCCCTCGGCGCGGCTTTCGCGCGATCGATTGGTCCGAGAAGATCGAACGCGAGAAGACGCACCAGGCGATCCGCTCGGGTCGCCCGCTGCTCATGACGTTCGGCGAGTACGACGTGGACACGCTCACGATCACGATGACGCCGCAGGAGAAGCAGTGGCTGAAGGCTTACCTGCGCGACAAGGCTGCATCGCCGTCGAGCGTTTCGCGCGCCTCGTTCACGTTCCAAGCTCAGCTCTCGGAGAACGGATACGTCATCACCACGACGTTCAACGGGTGCAGGTTCAAGACGCAGAAGGGCAGCCTGAAGATCGGTCCGGAGTCCGCCGAGACGCCGGTCGATCTCGACTGTCTGTACGTCACGGAGCGCGACGTGAACGGCGAGACCACGCTGTTCGACGACTTGCGTGATCAGGACGGAGGCGCGGGCTTCTGACCCGCGATGAGCCATGGCTTTGAACGAAGAGCAAAAAGCGAAGCTCGAAGCGTTGCGCTCGCAGCGCGAGCAGTGGAAGGCGCAGGACGCCGAGCGCGCCGAAGCGAACGAGCTCGAGGAGCTCGAGCACGAGCTGAAGGTCCGTTGCGTCATCGCGGATCTCGAGGCGAAGCTCGGCAAGCGCGGAGTCTTCTTCGAGATCGTCGACACGCTGAGCGGACCCGTCGCGGTGAAGCTCGGCGACGCGATCACGTACGCGAAGTTCGTCGACGCGCTGAACGATCACGGCGCGCACCTCGCCGACATTCAGGAGTTCATTCTCCCGAATCTCGCGTATCCGAGCCGCGAGGATTACCTCAAGCTCGCTCACGCCGGCATTCCGTACGCCGTGTGGCCCGTGCTCGCCGCGCTCTTCCGCGGAGAGAGGGATCGCGCCGCGGGAAAATAATCAGCCTCCACGCGCAGGCGACGCAACCCACGAAGGAGTCACTCTTCCGCGCCGCCGAGCTGATCGCGACGTGGGGGCCGAAATACGACGGTGTGGGCTCTGGTCAGAAGAATCGAGAAGTGATGACGGCCGCGCTGCTCTTCGCGGAGGGGCTCGAGGCCCTGCGTTTCATCCGAGCGGCGATCCATGGCAGATAAACGGACATCCTTCTACGTCGATCTGAAAGGGAACGCGTCCAGCGTCGCCAAGGAGACGAGCTCCGCCGTCGATGCGCTCGCCGAGTCGATCGCAAAGGGCGAGGCCGCTGCAAAGGACATGTCCTCCGAACTGCGCAAGCTGCGCGGCTCGAGCGCCGAGGTGAAGGCGCAAAAGGACAAGCTCAAAGCGGCGATCGGCGCGACGAATCAGGCGGTCACGCGCGACACGATCGCGCTGCACAAGCTCGGCACGACGTCGGCCGAAGTGGCACGCCAACAGAAGCAGCTCGCGGACGCGCAGAAGCACTCCGCGGAGCGAATGAAGAAGTCCTCCGAAGATCATCGAAAACAGAGCGACGCGCTCAAGAAGGCGATCGGATCGATCGGCGGTCCCGCGAATGACGTCATGTCGAAACTCGGCGGTCTTTCCGAGGTTGCCGAAGGGCTCGGCACCGCGGGTGGCGTGGCGGCGCTCGGCGTCGCTGCCGCAGCGGCAGCGGTCGTCGCAGTCGGCGGCGCAGCGCTCTAAGGTGCGGCGAGCCTGACGAAGTTCATCATCGAGAGCCAAGCGGCCGCGCGTCAGATGAACATCCTCCGCACCGCCGCGACGGGCAGCGAAGAGAACGCCGCGAACCTCGGATCGCAGGTGGACGCC